TGTTAGCTGAGGGTTCGTAGAGAATAGGGACCCTGCGGGAATAACCGTGGAGCTCTTTGTTGGCGGGACCGAAATTACCAGCTCAGCTGTTGAGGTTGTTCCGAGCCTCCGCATGGCCCCTAAAAAGGGTCCGATCCACTCGATAAGGATTTTGTCAGGGAGCTGGTTGGCCCAGAACAAGAATTCTCCCTGAGCAAAAGCTTGCCCCTCAAGGAGAACAGCGAGGGGGTTCCCCGCACTGAAGTCGTTAAGGGTTTTGTTAGACGCTTCGTAAACGGTTTGAGCCGCTGCTTGAACCAGGTCAGCTTCATTGCGCGGGTCAATGGAAACCGACGGTAACGGTGAATAACGTGGCATTTAAATTCTCCGTTCAGTATGTACCGTTGTCCACCACAAGAGCATTCAACTGGTCGGACAATACTTTTTTCGTTACAAGGTCTGCGTCTGCTAACGCTGCAAATTTCTGGCTGGTTGAGGATGGGCTGATGCCGTTGGCGTTATTGTACTTAAGGTTGGTCAGGAAACTTCGCGGAGCTTTGTTATAGTTCTGAGTGAGTGTGGGATTTGAGGCGGGGTCAAATCCGAAGCCCCAGTACCCTGTGACAACTTTTGAACCGGAAACCGGAATACCAGACAGAAGTTGACCGGTGCCCGACAAAGTGGGTTGCTCAGTGGTTAGTGTGACGTAGCGGCTGTCTAAGCCTGTAGGCCCTGTCTTTTCAAGGTCGTCGAGACCCAAGGGGTCGTAGTGCCAGTCAAGGTCTTGGCCGTCGAAAACAATGTTCCTTGCACCATTTAGCCACTCGCTTGTTACGACAACGCCACTTGAAAACAGAGTTTTGGCCATTTCTTCTTAAGGTTCGTTCTTACAGAGGTTTTACCCTCTTGTGGACACAAAAAAGCCCCGGTTAGGGGGCTTTTCGAGTTGAGAATCAGGTTCGGTCCCAAGAATTCACGGTTAGCTGAATCTCAATTTCCTGAACATTGCCGCTTTCACGGTCAACATCGGCGGTATTAAGAGACATGAACTGACATCCGTAGCAAGTGTATTGGCCGCCAGCGGGTGCTGATCCGTTTCCAACACAGTCTTTCGGAGTGACTGTAACTGTGATTTCTCTGCAATTATACTGCAACCAGTAAATTTCCAACTGCTTGAAGATCGTGGGATCGTACGGAGCAGAAAGGGAGATGTTGTCTACCTTTTTGGGGCCTACAACTTTGTAAATACGGTTACCAGTACCATTGGCGTAGTCACTGCTACTTGAGGAATCCTTGATTCCGCTGAATTTTGTAAACGTGGCGATTAGTGTGGGTCCGTCAGGAGCTACGAAGCTAACTTCGTACTGAGACTTTGTAATCGGTCTGAGAATTGCCATTGGGTCACCTCCTTAGTACCTTCCCTTATCAGGATAGGATGTTGGTGATCATAGCGCCAGAACCGATAAGACCAGTTGCGCCGAGGCCAACTAGGTTAACCACACGTTCAATTGTGATTTCAGCACGAACAACGCGGCGTTCACGAATGTAGTATTCGGGACGGACGGCTGGGGTGCCTGTGAGCTGATCATTTGTGTTATCATAAGGGCTCTTTATCCCTTATTTCTTCACATTTCTGTGAAGATCAGACTATATCTTCTTCCTTGAAGTCTTTTATAAACCTTTGAAGAGTTTTACACCTATAGCTATTCTTTCCAGTTCCCATACCTAAAAGTTGTCCTAATTTCACGTCTCCTGGCTTACCCTCCGCTCTCCAAATCTCTCTTATCTCGTTTTTCCTGTTTTCCAGAATTTTATTCGAGCCAGGGTGATTAACCCCTTTAGGGACTTTATTGGACGATAACCGTGCACGCGATATATTTAACTTTCGGGAGTCAGACAGTTTCTGACCTTTTAAGGAGTCAGATATTTTCTGGTTGTGACCCTTTGATCTAACGTAATTAGACCTAAGGTGGGAATAAGTGTAACTATTCCCTGAACAACTCATTCGGAAAATGGCGTAGAAAAGTCCTTCATGATCGGGATACATTTTATTTAGCAGTCTATGCAAAACGAAATGTTGCCTAAGAGTTGGGTAACAAAGGTTACGTTTATCTTTAGGGTGGCCTCCCAAACATTTTGGTACTATGTGGTGCTCTTCAGTTTTTAAGGTTCTTGGTTTTTCTGTCGGAATCACTGAGATAAGTTCCCAGTAAATTCTTTCGTACTTGTTTCTGTAGAAACATTCAAGGAGTGGGGCGCTCGTGGACGAGTTATTGTTGTCGAAACTCATCGTCTAGTCGTTGAACCTTTTCACCACAGAAATCATATTGATTTCTCGACGTAGTAAACTCGGCTGCTGATTACCATAGTTTCAAACTCTCGTTTGAAGCCGTAGGCTTCCCAGCAATTCACCCCATTGACTCGCGGATCAGGCGAGTAATTTGATGTTACCATCAAACCACGCATTCAGCTCGTTTAAAAGAAACGATGTTGTTAGCATACGTGTAAGAGAAGGCAGGAGTCGCAGCATTCGCACCACCAGCAGGCATGATGGAATCAGAAGGACCGTTAGGGCTGTAGAACAGAAGGATACCGTTAGCTGGGAATACCGGCTGTAGGGTTCCATCTTGCGCTAAGTAACGACCTTCGGCAACACGTAGGCCACGCTCAAGACCGAAGTAGCGAGCAATGACGTCAGTGTCGACGCTGTCTGCAGATGTGTACTTGATACGATCAAGGATCTTCTCGTTGGTCAGCAAGAGGTCAAACACGGCAGTACCGACGACTGCGGAGTTTGGACGGATACCGATTTGGTTGGCGACTGCACGCTTGAGGGTGAGGATGTCTTCAATTGGGTTAGAAGTAGCACCAGACCAGGCGGCGTCTCCAGCAACGGAGCCGTAAGCTGTCTTGAAGTTTGTCCAGGTTGTGAAACCGAGTCCGGTCTGGGAACCTGCGGTTCCGTTATAGGGCTCGTAAGGGTTGTAAGTCGCGGTGACGGAAACAGCTTGAGCAACGGTGTACTCGTAGCTGTTCATCAATCTGGACATTGCATTCCTGGTTTCGATTGCGCGAAGCAATTTGTTAACTCAGCGGCTCTTTATCCGCTGATTCATTACCTTGTTGTCGGCAATGTTCAGACTATATCATTGTTCTGTGAGGTGAACTTAGTGTTCACTTTACAAAACATCGGGCGCTCGTGTCAGCTTCATCACTGTTCTAGTGGTATGCTGTTAGTCGTTGAACCTTGCCCCTATCCCTAGGGGCCTTGGCTGCTGATTTCCCACACGGGGGTTCCAGCAATTCACCCAATTTATAGTGGACCTACGCTGCGATCGAAATTGCACGTAAAAAATAATCCACCTGCGCGGGCCCTTCCCCGGCATTTTCAATTACCTCTTCAGGCAATTCCCAGGCGACCACTTCCTGCTCTAGAGCATAAGGCTCAGAGTCGTAGCGGCTTTGGACGTATGGGATGTTAGTTCCGTAAGCACGACGGAAATCGTTTATAGCAAACTGCTCCTTCCCAAATCTGAGAATTCTCCCAGCGCGGGTAGGGGTGTCCACAACCGGTGCGATAAACACTTGTTACCGTGAAGGCTCTTTATCCTTCACTTCTTCGCATTTCTGCAAAGATCAGACTATATCATCATCTTCCTTAAACTTTTTAACAACGGTTCGCAGAGACTGCCAAGTATTACCTAGACCGGTTAGCCGGAACAGCTTCCTGGCCCCACACTTCTCGTTAGAAACCCAAACTTCATGCAATAAACCTAAATTAGACCAAACTTCGACATTAGCCCGAGGGTTTTTAATGCCTGTTCGATCCCGGTCGGGTCTATTAGCGGCTTGCAAGGCGAATTGTATAGTTGGTTTACTAAGTGCCTTATCTTTAAGTTTCTGTCTTGATTCTGCACTCCACACTCTGTTCTTGCATAATTCTGCACGAGCGGATCTTTCTTTATCAGACATTGGAACTTTCCTGGGTCTGGCCTTTCCTTTATTGGATTTGCCAATTTTAAACCTAGTTTCGTCCGAGTGTTTATGATGAGCTAAGGTTTCGTACACTCTGGAGTTTTTCGAAGACTCCTTGAAAGAGTTTATAGCTTTGCCTAACCTCTTTATGGAAGAGAAAGCTAGAGCCAGCAGGCAGTGAGACAGGTAGTGCTCTCTGTAGGTGAGTTTGATTAGGTTACCATCTTCATTTCCACCCTTCATGCACTTGGGCACTATATGGTGAATGTGGTGTCCGGGTTCTCGTGTCAAACTCCTTGGGGGTCTGGAGAGGATAAACTTTATGTACCGTTGGTAGTGTAAGGGAGAGTCGGGCGCTCGTGGAAAGATTATTTCAGGGTTGATCACTTTCTAGTCGTTGAACCTTTTTACTTAACACTACTATAGTTAGTAGAGACCCTAAGTAAACTTGGCTGCTGATTGCCTGTTTTGCAAAAGCAAAACTAAGGTATCCCAGCAATTCACCCGATTTTCAATCAGAGTCACCTCTGAGTGGAACCCTATCGATTCGCAATGTTGGTGGACAATATGTTCTCTCTGCTTACACAGAGTGTCGGACTATCTTATCGTTTCTTTACAAAACGTTGGGCGCTCTAGCCTGTTATTAAGGGAACTAAATCCCCCAGGTAGTCTCTGAACCTTCTTCCGGTGTACCGGAAGCTTGGCTGCGGATTGACCCTTTTGCTAAGCAAAAGTAGGCTTTCCCGCAGTTCACCCAATTTCTTTTCCCCTACACCAAAGGGAGCATGAAGCCTTGTGCGAGTGTTGTGAGGATTGGCCAGTGTTATCGCAAAAGCTCTTTATCTTTTGCTTCTGTATGTTTCCATACAGGTCAGACTATATCATCATCTTTGCTTGAGCAAAGAGTCGGGCGCTCGTGGATTGTTCGCCTGTTCTAGGCTACTTAATCTAGTCGTTGAACCTTGCCCCTATCCCTAGGGGCCTTGGCTGCTGATTGCCTATTTTGCAAAAGCAAAACTAAGGTGTCCCAGCAATTCACCCGATTTTCAACTTTGTTTGGAAGTTGGGACCCTAATTAATCCACACCTGCATAAGTCTGTTGTAGCAACTTGTTATCGTAAAGGCTCTTTATCCTTTACTTCTCTACATTTCTGTAAAGTTCAGACTATATCATCATCTCGGATTACGGCCCAGCTGCCACCCCTCGCCGGGGTGTTTTTCTGACCGAGTTCTAATCACTTCTGTACCTTCGATTTTCCAGTACCATCTTTGTTTTGATATCGCACAGGAAATTTTTCGCTTTGACTCATCGCTATGGGTAGAGTTTTTACGAGAGCACTTGTCAATCATTGTGGGATTATTTTTCCACACTTCTTTCATAGTGCTACTTATCTTACCTCTGTGCTCCTTGTCTTTGGTTCTACCTTTTAGGGAGCTGGAAATTTTATGACCCCAAGAAACTTCCCTTCTTCTGTTAGACTCAGCTATCCGTTTTGACTTTTCCTCGTTTTTCTGACAATACTCCAGAGACTTGTAGAACTTGGACCCTTTGGATCCGTTCATTAAGGAGGCGCATTCAGCGAGTTTTATATTAGTGGGGAAAGCTTTATGAAGTACTAAATGAAGAACTGTATGTTCTCTTCTTGTAGTTAAAACTACGTTTTCGGGGTTGTAAGTTCCACCCATACATTTAGGTAGAATTCTGTGCTTTTCTAAACCATCCCTCTTGCATTTTACGCGAGATAAGGATCTTATGCTAAAGCACATTCTTAGGTATCTTCTTAAGAAGTGGTTGTTACGAGAGTCGGGCGCTCGTGGAAAGATTATTTCAGGGTTGATCACTTTCTAGTCGTTGAACCTTTTTACTTAACACTACTATAGTTAGTAGAGACCCTAAGTAAACTTGGCTGCTGATTGCCTTGCGCCTTGTAATACAAAGCCGTCAGGTGTCCCAGCAATTCACCCGATTTTCAATCAGAGTCACCTCTGAGTGGAACCTTTATGATTCATCATAATAGATGTTTCCTTGTGTGTAAAGTTGACTTCAAAGATTGCCGAAGCAATCTGACCCGCGAGTCCGAAAACTTTGGGGTCACTGTAGTTATACCCTTCTTTTTCACGAAAAAAGCCCCCAACTCGAAAGTTGAAGGCTCTTAGTGAAAACGCACCGAAATGCGTTAGCATTCCTCAGGCGAATGAAACCAGCAAGACAGTGCGACCCCCGATTCGCACGATTTCACGAATGAGCGGGATAGTGCCGTCAAGAGTGACGTTGGTCCCGGTATTCGCAGTGGGTAGCGCCTTGCCGTCAGCACCAACTGAAAGCTGGGCGTTGAGTACGAAGGGGGCCACGGCGCTGGCGCTCACTTCAACAAGCAAGGAGCCACTAGTGGCCACAGAAGCTTGACGAGCGGTGCGAGGTTGAGACAGGGCTGTGGGAATGTAGGCCTGGTTCACACCTACAATCTTCCCATCAAACGCGGTCAGGTTGCCAGGGGCGCAAACTTTGTTTGCTCCGGCGTAGGTTGCGTAAGCAACAACTGCAAACTCAGGAATTTCAACGACTCCAGCCGTTCCACCTTGGTTGTCAGTAGCAGCGGTGAAAGTCTCCGCGTAACGAATGAATTGCTTACCGTAAACTGGTGCGATGTTCAAAGACATTTTGATATTTTCAAAGGGTTATTGGTTTTGTTGTTTCCTCTAGGACTTGTTTTTCACCTAGCTTAGTTAATCAGGTTTTACCCTGCTTCACCTTAGTTTGAACCATGGTGGGTTCGTTTAAAAGTCAACGGTAGTCGATTCGGCAGCGGCAGCGATCGTAGCACCGGCACTCTTGCCCCGGCATCGGCAGGGTTCCAAAGGGCTGCCACCCCTTCTCCCCAAACTTTATGCAGTCAGGACAAGTTCTCCTGTCCAACACTGGCACTCGTCGCATCTCCCGGTAACCCTGCTCTTGTTTCACGTAGGAGTCACCAAGGTTGAAAAATGAGTAGGAAGGGTTTGCAAGGTAGCGAACGACTCTGGTAACAAGGCTCAGCCAAGACATTTTCGGCTTCGGTGGAAGTACCTCTTCGCCCCCTTCGTACATATCTTCAAGATCAATTTCCGAGAAATTTATGCGGTCGTCGCCGAGCATTAGGGATCCGTCGTTTAGTGCTAGTTCGGTTTGGCTCAAGAATTCTAACAAAGGTGGGAGCATTTGCCCGGTTACAGTGCCCCATGCCCGTTCGACTTTTGCTTGTGGCGAGGCTTTTCCTGCCCCTAGGTGAACGGCAGCGAGGGCTGCAGACAGTGTCTTATCAATCAAAGTTCGAGAGTACTCCTCCCAGCGAATATCCTTGTCTCGCAAAGCCTTCACAAGAACTTTCGACTGGTCCGTCATGAGACTTTCCAGCTTCTCTTGTGTTTTCGCTTTGCGAGCTAAGACCTCGGCTTGAGAGAAGTAGTCCGCTCGCTTTTTTGTTACCTGCCCGACCAAAGTTAGAAGGTCCATAGCTTAATCTCCGGGCAGCAGTATCGGAGCTATCAGCCCCGACCTCCCCAAGGAATGGAACGCTTGATTGCCTCAACGTAATCGCACTCTCCGGCCTGAACCATCTTCATTGCACGAGAATGGGGGTCTAGATCTTCGTCATCTTCAGGGTCGCTGAAACGCCCCTCGGCGACAACTTCCCCGAAGTGAACCATGTTGGGCAAACGCTCAAGAAGCGCAAACAACTTGGTTGTTGGTGTTTCGCCTTCTGCGAAGTCAAGTGTACCGAACTCAAGACCTTCGCAGTAGTTTTGAAGGTCTCTCTGAGGAATTACTCCGTCAGTCATCTTTCCTTCGGTGTAGAGGCTGTCGACAAAGTCGGCGATGCGTTGCTTACGGGAGTTGGTTTGGTGCTCCTGGTACTCTTTCCTCAGGCGAGAATTTTCGTTCTTAAGATTTTCCAGCTCACGTTGGAACTCTTCGAACATTTGGGTGGGATAACCCATAGGCTTAGCCTGGCCCATTGACCCCATTCCACAAAAGTCGTCAGTTTCAGAGAAATCGTCGTCCTCATCGTACATCTCCTCATCGTCATCCTCTTCCATAACGGGACGCTTTTGCCCGTAAGTCGAGCCCTTTCCGGTTCGAGTCATTGGATCGCGTTCTGCAAACTTGCGAGAAACTTTCCTGGAAGTCCCACACTCTTCCATGTCAAGATCGTCTTCTTCGGCGTGGTCAATCGAAGGCTTTTCACCCGATCGCTGACGCAGCACACGAACTTTGCGACTACCAACGACACTTTCTAGGTCGACAGCAATGTCGAGGTCGTCCGGCTCTTCCTCAGAGCGGTCAGGGAAGTTTGTGGGTCCGTCTTCGCGACCGTGGGGGTCGTTCCCCGCCGAAACACCTGCCTTTTTCGCAGTTCGTGTAACACCGTCGGACTCTTCGCTGTGATCCGCAATTTCCTTACCTTTGACAGACGCCCTCTTTTGTCCGGAGGTTTGGTGAAGAACGCGAGAAACTTTGTTGCCCTTGGTGCTCTGAAGTGGCACAGCAATGTCCTCGGTGTCGGGCTCTTCCTCAGAGTCCTCAGAAACTGAAGTTGGCCCGCCATCGCGACCGTGGGGGTCGTTTCCATCGGAGGTTCCCGGCTTGTTTCTTCCTGGAAGTCCGTACTCACCATCGTTGTACTGGTCGTCTTCCATTGAACGGCGGCGACCCTCAGGTTGGTCAGCCCAACGGGAATCTTCGTCCCCTTCACCGTCGAGTGCCTTCGCCAGCTCTTCTCGGTCTTGCTCCTGGTCACCGTCCTTAGCAGTGTTTAAACGGTCCGTGTCTTGCGCCACGTCTGAAGTCAAACCTTCGCGGTCTTCCTCACCCCCTTGTCCAACCGACTGACGGTCCCCGTAGCTATCGTCGGATGACCGTGCTGTTTTAGAACGACCAGCTGGATCCCCTGGATCCTTCTCAGCACGTTTTCCAAACGATGCCTGCCTGTTCGCAGTTTTCTTAAACCCTACCTCAGCGTAGTCGCCCTCAGAGTCTTCCTCGTCGGATTCTTCCACCTTCGCTGTCTTGGCCTTCATCTTAGCGATATTTTTCTTGAAAGCAGCAGGAACTTCTCCGTGTTCCTCGGAAAGTTCGTCTTCATCATCTTCCCCGTCCTCATCGTGGGCTTTGTGCTTAGCTTTCATCTTAGCGATATTTTTCTTGAAAGCAGCGGGAATCTCACGGTGCTCGTCCGAGAGTTCTTCATCGCCCTCTTCAAAAACCTCTTCCACAACTTGTACGTGGTGGCCGTGAGCCCCTTTCGCAACTTTGCGAGAGACTCCTTCGTCGAACTTCTCTTCTGGAAATTTGTCTTCCATGTTTGCTAGACTTTGAGCGGATTCGGAGACTTCAGCTCCTTCACGCCCCATTTTCTTTTTCATTTCGGAAAATTGCTGGTTAGGGTTTTCGGGGGCGGTACTTTCATCCGCCGAATTTGTAGTTTGTGTCGAATCGACGTCTGTTTCAGTCTGATCGTCTTGGTTTTCTTGTAGCTCTTGAAGAGAAGAACTCATGTCTCCACGAATTTCCTCAAGCTTTTCCTTTAGGATTTCTAACGGGCTTCGCTCAACAAGAAGTGTGGGACCAAGCTCGTCGTCAAAGATGTCTTCTGGAGATAGAGCTGAAGCGAAGTTGAACACTCCGTTACCTTCCTCAGAGAACGAGAAAGGCTCCAGGCCCTTAACCGCAGGGGGCGACGCTCCCAAAAGTGCCAAGTGCCGAACGCTCCACTGTCCCTCATGCGGGTTAATTGGAGAGTTCGGAGAGTAGAAGGATATGGAGACTTTGCGGTAATGCCCTTTTTTCACTAAATCTTTAGCAGTGTCAGTGAAGTCAACGTCTGCGTATAGCTTCTCTCCGCTTCTGACCAACTTTTTGACCCACCCAAAAGAAGGAACACTGTCGTTGTCCCCAGTATGACCAATAACAAGGGGTGCCTCATGTGTTTGGGGGTCGTAGGAATCAACAACTTGCTGAAGGTCTTGAGGTGTGAAGTTCCTTTCCACGCCCTGAGCAGAAACCTGGGGTCCCGCCGTAAAAACATGAACACGTTTTGAAAACACTTTGCTACTCGTTGTACTCATATACGTTTTTTACCCTTCTTTTTGCCCTCTTCAGTGGGTTCTAAGTCATTCCCGAACACTGAGTCGTAAAGGTTTCCATCTTCTTCAGGGTTGTACGTGGTTTGCTCACCGGATGGTTCTTCCTTCGGCTTTGGCTCGTCGCCACCCTCCGGCTCGTCCTCCGGACTTCCTTCGGGGTACTCCCCGTCAGCACCAAAAATAGATCCGTAAAGGTCCTCGTCCTCGTCAGGGCTATAGGTGGTATTCCCTTCTTCCTCTTTCGTCGTGAACTCAGGAGCTTCGTCTTCAAGCTCAATACGAAAATGCCTCTCAACCCACTCCCTACGCGGTTTGTACCCCTTGTCGATAAGGGAACCCAGGTCGGTGGCAGTGAGGGAAGACTCCTCAATTCGAAACTCCCTTGTGAGGGTTGGCGCTGCAACGTCTACACCGAAGTTAAGGTCTACAATCCATCGTACCAGAGTGCGAGTCAAAGTGTGAGAGATCGCTTCGGAAATTTCCGCTGCCTTCACAACTCGAACAACGTTTGCAACCTGTGAAGAAGCTCTGGATCCAGACTCAGCTTGCCCAGCCTCGTTTTCCCCGCAAAGTATGAGGCTAATTTCCTTGTCGATATAGTCAATCAGTCCCTTAAACACATCCGGAGTTCCGCTCGGGTTGACAAACTCAAGCTTGTACCCATCCGGCAAAATTAGCGCAGTTTCCTGAGATAAGTTTGAGATGTGGTCATAGATCGTGTCAATTTCGGCAGAGGACGCGCTTAGGGGTGCGGTCGCAACAGCTGTGGGTGTCGCATACCGGTCCCCGTAAAGAACGTAGGACTCTAGGGCTCTTCTCCGAAACTTTACTAAGGGATACAGAACTCGCCCTAGCGAAGTTCCGTATGGGTCCCCGTTGTGCTGAGTCCAGTAGCGATTTACGACGAATTTTCGAGCAGGGAGCTCAACCCCCTCAAACATACGATTAAAGGTTAAGCACCTCATTGTGAAGCCCGTTTGTGAGTCTTCCGCTTCTTGGAAAACAAATCGGCGCTGGTCTCTAATTCTTATGTCAAAGGGTATTACCCCGCGTTTTGATTTCTTCCACATTATTTCGCCAACACTAAACCCCACGATAAGGGCTTCAGCAAGTCCCTTATATATCTCGTCTAAGGGTAGTTCTTCGAGGATTTCTGCTACGAAGTCCCTTACTGCAGTATCGCCAGGCTTTGAGCTGTATTCCTCAACGTACCACGGTCTCGATACAACCTCTTGAACTAACTTTGAGAACGAACTTTGTACGTGCTCGTCAAAGAAAAGCCGCTGATAGACGGAAAGCGCACGGTTCCCTCCCTTCTGGATGAGAAGGTCGTCACTTGGTCGAACGATGCTATTTCCGGATCCAGTAAAGGGAGAAGAGCTCCCAAACATGTAAATACTGGATAAGTTATAAGGGTCGCTCGTATAACTTGAGATCTCCCCCTTCGGTACCGGAGCTGTCTTAAACCTATTTGCCAAAGTTACCTCTTTTCACACGTGTTTGGTTTCGGCATTTATTTCCTGTATAGGTTTTACCCGCTTAGTTTCCGAGGGAGAATTCGAGCGGCGGTTGAGGTATCCCGTTGACTTGATAAATTATGTACACTTTGTATATTCCGTCCTCTCCCGAGGTGATCCAGTCCCCTTTCACGACGAGGGACGACAACCCGGACACATGGGTTTGTATCGAATTTTGAAACTCTGAGTTAATTTGTCCGGGGTCGATTATGTCGAGGGTGTGGTCTCCGACGCCGTAGTCCGCCCTCATTACTCGCTCAAAGAACCTCGTTTCAACGACACTTCGAATTTCCTGCGTCTTCAAGTCATAGTCCGTACTTGTGGCTAAATTTCCGTTCAACACCCTCAACGGGTAAGACAAGCCTCGTACTAAGGGTGATAAAGTTTGCGGTACCGTCATCGTATTAGCCTTAAGAGTTGTGCTTCCAACTTCCGCACTCGCTTGTTCACCTCGTCTTTCGGCAGGGAGCTTTGCATAAGCTTTTGAATTTCCGTTCGCAAGTCCCCATTACCCATCGAGGGGTAGAGGGATGGCTCTACGAAAACTTGCTCCCCCTCAAGTAAAGAAACACAGAGTGCCTCAATTGAGACACCCTGCTGTTTTGCTTTTCTTGTAAGGGAAAGGAAGAGTGAGTCAGGAATCTGTAGATTTACTTCCTTGTTTGTTAACTCACTCATTTTCAACCTAGGCCCTGAGAATCAAGTTCTCTGTTCATTTGGCCAACAGAGACGCGAATAAGATCAACCTCGATTCTTTCCAGTGTTGGTACGGGGGTGTCAAACACCTTCACAAACACAACACCGTTCTCGAGGTTGTCTCCGCTGTTAATGCGCTCGTCACAAATCACTTGGAATGCGTCCGAGGGTCTCGCACCGAAGAGTGCACCGGAGAGGTAAAGCTGGCTCAGAACGCTGTTCCCAATGGAAACAATTTGGTTGAACACAATACCAAACCCGTCAACAACCGAGAAGATCTGGTTGTCGAAAGCATTGCGAAGAGAACCGTAAACAACATTCTGAATCACACGAGTGTTCACAAATTGAAACTTACGCTGATCCGCAACTGCCTTGTTGATTCGAGTGCGTCCACCCCAGACGAACACCGCAGTGTTAGGGTACCCTGGCAAGGAACGAAGAACATTGCAGCCGTCAGGGTTGAGCAAGTTTTGCTGAGCCGAGTTTACAGAAATTTGAACGCCAGCAGCGTCTGCGAGTTGATACTTGGTACCTGCAGGTGGGAACTGGAACCCTTCGGAGCGGTAACGGCGAGCTGCGATCCCGGTCACATACGGAGAGGGGGGAACAAATTGTCCTGCCGAGTTCTCCACGTATGGGCCGTAGAAAGCGATGAAGCCAAAGGCATTGAAGTAGCGCTGGCTGTCCTCGAATAGTCTGTTGACATTGTCAACACCCGCTTCCACAAACACAGCTTGGGGTTCGCCTGCAAATCCAACACCACGAAGTGCTTCGTCGATAATTTCGGTAGACGTGATGGTCTCGAATCTCCACAGATTTGCGCTTGGTGTTTGTTCAGGAGTGAGGGCAAATTCAACTTGTGAACCGTAACAAACAGTGGAAACTGTGCTCAAGTCACCGCCAAGGGTGTTCGCCGGCACAACAACCCAACTGTAGGATGAGCCGTCAAATGTAACCGCCAACCTGTCCCCGACAACGACTCGTGTAACTCCGTCAGGAGCAACGGAGTTCGCCGGTGCAACCGTAACGTTAAAATAAACTCCGCTCAATTTTGAGAGAGCTGCTTGAATTGCAACTCCAGTGCTGTCAACGAGGAGACCACAAGCGGTGACGTATGGCGTTACAGAAGTAAGCGTTCCGAGGACAACAGTGGTACTTGCGCTGAAGTTTCCTCCGAAGATCGGATCGATCACAGGGACGATGTGTGCTTCCGAGGAGAAGTTTTGGTCCACAGTGGGGGTGCAAAGAAAGTTCTCAACACTCGTTGAGGTTTCCCCAGGCCCCACAAGTTCTAAAGAGGGTAGCCACCCCGCGTTAGCAGTTTCACCGTACGGGTAGACGTGCTCCGACCCAATAACTAAGGGACTTGAGTTCAGGTACAGGGATACAGTTGGATCGTCGTTCGCCGTGAGCAAGTTGTGATCGTACGCACGGTCTGCGATTGTACCCGAAGCCAGACCGTACTTTCTCCCTCGAACCAGCGGAACAACGCTCAACTCTGAGAGGTTTACAGTAGTTAACCCGCCGCCTAGGACCGAAGTGTATAGGATGGTGGGACTCGTGGAAATGCTTACCATCCCAACAGGATAGGGAACGTAAGAACCTGCAAGATAGTTTGAGCTAGAAGTTGCAAGTACAAACTTATCGGGGTCAATTACCTTAACATAATAAGCTTGTAGATTGTTTCTAACTGTCGCCTTAAACAGGGTTGCAGTGCCTGCCAGAATGGGCTTAGTAAAGAAAAGTTTCTGTCCGTTAACTAATTTGTGAGAGGTTACTCCGAAGGAAGCGGCACCGGCGTACCCTGGAGCTGTGCTTGATGAAAGCACAGTTGAGGGGTTGAAAAGTGAGCGGCTTACAAAGGACAGGCGAAGGTCGTCGGTGGTGTTCTGTAAGCTTCCCGGTAAGTGGAGAGTGTTCACAAAAGCAGGAGCACCAGTCAGATTGTGAATCAAGTTTGAGGTCTGACCCTCAATAGTTACAGGTAAATCCCACTGGGGTGTGGTATAAGTCGCTTGAGCTGTACTTGAAGTTGGGGATGCAACACTGAATGCTCCGGAGGGAGTTAGAGGTGCGTTTAATGCA